CTTCTGAGCGTTAGCATCGTAGGTAGCTGAAAAATCAAAGCTATTCCCACTCTCAAAGACTACAGGACTACCAATCTCCTGCTCCACACTACTCTCATCTACAACACTCACAGTGCCATCAGAATTGACAACAACTGTGTCTCCGTTTGCTATCGATCCTGATGCAGTTGCTGTGATTGAACTACCAGGCAAATCTGTCAGCTGTGATCCGTCACCAATAAATGAACTGGCCGTCAGGTCGCCAGTGACTTCAAGATTGCCGGTAAATGTGCCGCCATCAATTTCAACTGCGGCCAATCCACCACCGATCGTAATGTTCCAATCGGCATACGTTCCGCTGCCGCCGACGTGCTTCACATCAATAGTCAGCGTTGTGCCAGAGTATGAAGTGACAATGCCGTCTAGAAAATTATCTGGATCAGCTTGTGATGCTGCACGCAATGGCGTGCCAACGACATAAGGCTTTCCAGAATCAGCAACCGTGAACGTCTTTGATCCAGTTCCTACCGTAGTGCTTGTTGTCGATGTGGTGTTGTAAATATCACCAGCTTGCGTGACGAAATCTTCAAGCGCGTCAGGGAATCCCTCAACGTAGTTCAGTCCCTGGAAGTCCGCCAGGGTGTAAGTGCGCCCATTGAGCGTGACCGGAAATGCCATTTCTTTCTCCTAGATAATTTCTTCAATCTCCACGGCGCGAGAATAGAAATTCAGCGCAGTGTTTCTCACTGGTGATATTGACGCGATTCTCCCATAAATGTTTTGAGTCAACCAAGTCGATGTTTCATCGGGCTGCGGAATGACCAACACATCTTTTGAAATGCCTTTGACGCGATCAATGTTGTTGAACACGTTTGCAAAAATTTCATCTTCAGGCAAATGGATCAATTCAAATCGAATCCTGCGATATTTCTGAATCTCGTCAACAAAGACCTGTCCGCCGCGAGACTTGGTGACGCGGCTGTCATCAATGAATTCAAACTCTACCCCATTAGCGTAGTTCACAGATGGCTGGTATGCAGGACCGGCGATCAAACGCCCTGCCTGAATATATCCATCCGCGTTGATTGAATCGGTGATGTCCAAGCGTAAATATCTCGCCAGCTGCGGTGTGTCCACTAGCTGAAACGTGTTAGCGGTATACAGCGACCGATCTGCTTCAGTTGGCAATCCACCCCAGGTGAAAACGCCCCAAGGTGATCCACCAAAATCTTCAACTGGCTGCCATGCATCAACGGTGCCTGAGTCATAAACAAATGTACTGAAGTTGTCATTAGATAACCGCCAGCGAACCTGGCCGCCTGTGCTAAGGTTGTGAGCGATTAGCGCAAAAAAATCGACCAGTTTTTGAGAACCCCAATCCACATCGATCTGAACTGTGGTGTCACCATCACTGCGGTATATTTTGACGATCTGCAAATCTTGAAGATTCTCAACCGGAAGCGTTGCGACTTCGCTGTCTGCTGTGATGGAACTTGCATCATCAATGTAGTTCTTCGCTGCGATGATCATGTTGCTCATAAATTAGCCCCAAAGTTCCAGTTCAACTTCATTGGTTGCAGCATCTTCCGTGATTGAGATGACGCGGAAGTTCTTGCCGTTTGTCAGATTATACCGATCAAATGAGATTTGAACGACATCATTCAGCTTGAGCGTGTATGGCTGCGTCTTGACCAGGATTCGATACACTTCGCGCTGCTCATCATAAATCTGTGACAACCTGGTCGCTTCAGTTGCAGCTGGGGTCGAATCCGCGAACAACGATGGAATCAGCAGTTCTTGCGAGTTTGGATAGGCTGTCTGCACAGATGCATCTTCAACCACTTCGTACAATCCATCACGTACAAGATAATCGCGCTGCGCTTGAGTGATCGACGCACCAAACTGGCTTTCGTCCATCGGTGTGTAGTTCTTTTTGTACTGCACCTTGAATCGGAAGTTTGGAACCTCTGATGCTAGGCGCGTGACCTCAATGATATTGGTGCGATCAAACTGCGCGTCTGGAGTGATCCCAGAACCGCTTGCCAGTTCAATGCGCCCAACGAAAAACTTGCCATCACGATCGAATCCATAGAATCCGCCGATCGAATTCATCAACTGATCAAGCGCATCCAAAATGTCTGTCTCAGATGAAATATAAATGCCAACCGTTGAATTGTTTGCCGTGTTCAAATCAGTGAATGACTGCGTATCCAAATCACCTGGATCAGCAAGACCAGCATATTCCGTGACGATTTCCCGAACGATGTCCGCCACAGAATCAATGTAAACAGTGCCAGATTTTGCGCCCCTCACATCAGCTGTTATCGGGCCATCTGGATCAGCTGTGAGCGTGATCGTTCCAGCGTTCAGATCGACTGTGTAATCGGTCGTCAAGGTCAGCAGCACCCCGCCTTCGTATACGGCATCAACTGCGTTGATCACTCCATCATGAACTTGATACACGCGGTTGGTTGAATCCGTCAGAACTGGCGTGACGTTGTAAACCTTGCCAAAGCATAATGGTTTCGGCTGCCCAACAATGTTTGCTGAAACAGCACTGCCACTGTAAATGTTTGGCGGAAAATCGATGGTGAAATCATCCTGACGATCGCGCAAAACGATTAAGACGTTTTCATCATCGAACTCAATGGTTTTTGATTCACCTTTGAAAATGGTGAAGTAATACTGAAAATCTGCACCGGCTTCGCCGACTCTGACCTCAACTGATCGTGAATCCCAAGCGTAGTCGGCGAACGCATCCAGTTCACCATCACCATTTGCCAGAACCAGATTTCCGAAACCAGGCACTGAAAAACCACCGATCTTGCCCTGGCTAAACATCGAGCGCGTGAAACTGATTGGTTCGATCAAACGCGGAAGGAACAAGGTGTTTGCCGGTGTGTCGGTTGGTGATGTGACGAATCCTTCGCCAGAATAATAAAGCGTAGTGGTTGCTGATGCGTCCAGATCGTAAGGCTGCAAGATCACAAGATAGCGCAGCTGAACATTTGTTTTTGAAACCAGTTCAGACAGGGTGGTCGCAGTCATTATGCACGCGCCCCAGCCAACTGACCGCCAGAAATGGCGCGTGATAGCTGTCGCCGCAATGCGACGATTTCATCTTTCATCTCATCGACTGCACCAACCAAATCAGACCCACGGCGGCTGATTGGGGCCACTGTGCCGTTTCGATTCGGAATGAATACCTCTGGCCCATCTTCGCCAACAAGTGCTGCTTGACCGGCTCCTAGTGGACCGCCCATCTGACGCTTTTCCAAGTAAGGTGATGCGCCATTCACAAGTGCCGCGAATGCAGCTGCACGATTCTGATTGAACTGGTCACGGCCACTGTCCATCAACCCAAGTGCAGGAAGCAGCTGACCTGTGATTGATGTGGCGATTCCGCTTGTGACCGTATCTTTTGCAAGTTCAATTGCAACCGATTTTGCTATTTCTTGCGTTGCTCCAGCACCAAAAATTCCGTTTGCAAATGAATTGGAAATCGCAGAACCCGCGCCGTTCAAGAATCCGGTAAATGATGTTGCACCTTTGAACGCTTCAAAAATACCAGTTCCAACACCAGGAACGACAAAAGCGGATGCAACTGAAAGAATTGTTCCAAGATCGCCTTCCAAGATTCCGCTGATCATTCTGCGAACTTCACCGGTTACGGCTCCGACAACATCGCTCACTGCGTCAACAACTGAGTTGATCACGCCGCCGATTGTGTCAACAATGCCACCGATCACATTGCCGATTCCTTTGATCAGGCCACCAAGGAAGAACCCTTGCGCGCCACCGAAAATATCTTCTGGGATTGATGTTTTGCCTGGTACGTTTCCAGTGTTAAGTGCATTGAAAAAATCAGCACCGAATGTTTGAACGGCTCTGGCGTTCATTACGAATTCGCCATCAGACAGCTTCGCTAGAATCTTGTCGTCACGCGGTCCACCAGGGCCGCTTACAAAACCGCCGTTTGCATATCCCTGAACCAATCCGCCATCTTTGAATCCTGCAAGATCAAGTGAAGGGAATAAATCGCCAAGAAAGTTGATACCTGTGGTAACAACTGCTTTTGCAGCAATGTCCGCCAAACCTTTAACGATCGCTTGTTTGAACGTGTCGAAACTGAGTTTGCCGGTCTGGAAGAACTGCGACAGGTCTTGTTCCAGCGCACCGAATGCAGTCTCGACCGCTTTGGCTGCATTTGCAGAATTTGAACTGATGCTGTCGTAATAGTCTTTAACTCCCTTGATTGCACCCGCGCCATAAGTGTCTTCTGTTTGCGCTTTCAGATCAATCAAGCGTCCATTCAAGATTGCAAGCGTTTCAGCATTGTCACCGCCAGCTGCCTTGACTGCGCGGATCGCTTCTTCGATGCGCTCCTGCTCGACTCGCGCCTCTTTGGTTGTATTTTTCAGCCCTGTGTATTCAAGAACCAAGTCTTGAGTGAATCCACTTAGCTGATCAATCGAAACTCTTTGCTTCACGAAAACACCATCAAGAGTCTCTAAGTCTTGCGTCAAAGTGCTAGCCGCTGGTTGAAGTGCCTCCAACTGATCCAGTAAGCGTTGTTCAGCTGCTGTCAGATCATTTGTTGTGCCAATGACCAATTCAGTTTCTTTGTTTAGTTCTTCAATGCCGTCAGCCAACGCAGCTGTTTCAGATGCTGTGTCTTCAATGGTGAATCCAAGTGATTCAAGAACACGGTCAATCACCTTGCTAACATCGATTTGATCCGTAATGCTTTTAATTACTTCACCAATCTCATCTTTGAAGGCGATTGTTCCTGCGGCTGCGGCTCCCAAAACCCCAACTGTCAGACCGAGATTTTTGGTTAGCAATGCAGAAACTGTCTTAAATAAAGTCGTCGAAGTGGCCGCTGCTGCGATCGCTGTCGAGAAATTAACGATGGCAGAAATGGTTGCTGCAATGTTTCGGATGACTTTGACCCCGAAAACAATCGCAAAACCGGCAATGATTTCATCAATGCTGTCTGCAAGAAATTCAAATGCTCGCTCGCCAAGACGAATTGATTTCACTAAAACGCCTGAAATCTTCCTGGCTAAACTGTCAGACTCACCAATCGCATCGGTCATGCTTCTGGTGACCCTGACGATTTCCTTGTTCAGACCGGCTTCACCGATCGAAAAGAACAAGTTGTCAATCACATCGCCCAGGTTGGAAAACGCACCATTTAAAGTTGCGGCCTGTCTCGCAGTTGCTCCGCCAAACTGAACTTCTGCGATCTGCGTCAACGCCTCAACAATTTCATCTGAACTGTTTTGAACCTTCAGCGCAGTGTTGCCGATCGAGAATGTGATCTGATCGTTTTCCTTTCTGGCCTTAATGCCGAACTCTTTGAGTCGCTCAAACTCACCAACGGCAGCGTCTGCGATCGCCTCTGCCAGCTGCTGAAACGATTTCCCTGAACCCGCAGCAATATCGCCGAACGCTTCCAGTTCTCCGACCGTTGGCGCAATGCCCCGTGATACAAGAATGTTAAAAGACTGAACGACATCATTCACCGCAAACGGTGTTTTTGATGCAAATGTTCTGAGAATGTTGAACGCACGATCAGCTGCTTCAACTGAACCAGTAAACGTAGTTAAAGATGCTTTAAGTGATTGGAATTCGCGGTTGGTGCGAACTAAGTTTGCACCAAGTGCGCCAGCTGAAAAAGCGACTGCCAGCGGTGCTAACAATGAAGTCAGACCGCTGACAGCTAAACCCACTCCGCCAAGGTTTTGTTTGAGTTTTTCCAGGGCCGCTGTTGAGCGATCTTTAGCGGTGATTTCGTACTGGATTCTGCCTTGCGCCATTCGCCGCTGCCCTTCTCGCCTTGTCTGCCTTTTCCGCCTGGATAGTCAAATAAATTGACCACTCAACAAATTCATCGACCGACATTTCATCTTCAAGTTGCTGAACCGTCATATTCAACTTTTCAGCTAGCATGAATTTGAATTCTCTGTCGGACGATTCCCTTAGTTTTTTTCCAGTGCGCCTTCATCAGTACCCATGATTAGATTCGCAATCCTTGCAACAACCTGGGCATCAACTTGTGTTCGCAACGCTGGCTTATCTTCGATTGTGAAAACTTTGTTTCCATCTTCATCGATCAGCTTCATTATCAAAAGTTCAGCCAAGATTTCCGCTTCTGGCTGGTTCTTTGTAATCGTTGCAATCTTCGCCTGATCACGCAATGTAAATGGTTCAGCGAAAAGAACCGCCGGCCCTTCTTCGTCTCCCCACTCTGGCACTTCAATACGCTTCAAAGGCTTTTGCTTGTAGTGATCAGTTGCGCGCCCAATTAAAGACGCGCCCGCCTTTTTCGCTGGCATAAATTAAGCCCCTACGGTTGTCTCAGTCAGTGATCCAGTTCCCTGCAACGTCAGTGACGCTTCAACCATTCCATCGAAAGATGAATTGATTGTGCGACCTGTCACGATGGCAGTTCCTGTCAGCAAGTGTGCGCCACTCTCATCGCCTTCCATTTGGAAGTTG